GAGCAGCTGCGTGCCGGTGGCCTTGCGACTCGCGGCCGACTGCGACACATAGAACAGATCCGCAGCAGCCAGCGCGCCCGCGGCAGTCAGTGCGGTGAGTTTGGCATCAGCCATTGGTCACTCCAGTAGCAGCGCGTCGCCGGTTTCGAGCAGGAGCGCGTCGCCGGTTTCGAGCAGAAGCGCATCCACGGCTGCCGTGGACACGATGGAAATCTTGCTGCCTGGCACTACCCCGAAATACTCCGTTGTTCCAGACGCGATGCGCATCGAGGTTGACGAAGCGGTTGGGTCTGCCCCCAGGAGCACTCGACAGTCAGCATCGACATGCACCCTGATGTAGTTGCCCTTGAATGCCGCGCTCTTGACCTCGCTGCCAATCGTCAGTTGCTGATCCACGATGGACGGTTCATTGCCGGACCGCATGACCGCGCCAGAGGCATCGCGAGGCAGTTCCGCGTACTCACGGATGTCAGCGATCGCCATCGGTCACTTCCTCAGCATGACGTAGGGGATGCCGAACACCGCCGCCAGGATGCCCAGGATGTACAGGTCGAAGATCAGCTGCATCAGATGCCCTCTCCGGTGTTCACCCGAAGGCTCGCCTCGGCGTTGAAGAGATCCCGTTCATTGGCGATCTCCAGGTTCTGCAGCCGCTCGGCGGACTCACGCGCGGCCTGCTCGTTCTGCTGGGTGGCGAGGATCTTGGACAGTTCCACGTCACGCTTGACGGCGTTGGTGGTCTGCGCGATCTCGAACTCGCCCTGCTCCTTCTGGGCGTCGTGCGCCAGTTCGGCCGACTTGATCTCGCGCATGTTCTGGTCCGACTTCGCCTTGCTCTCAGCTGCGATGCGGGCCGCCTCGATGCGCGGGTCCGCCGGCGGCGGGTTCTGCTTGGCGGCCTCAGCCTCAGCCTGAAGCTCGTCGTCGGTCTTGACGATTTCCTCGGGATCTTGCCGCATCGCTCGAAGGATCGCCTTCAGAGCCTGCAGCGGCTTGACCAGGGATGCGAACTGCGGGTTGGAGGTGACGGCTGCCAGGCCAATGGCCGCCTGGTTGCGGACATCCTTCTCGACCAGAGCCGAAGAGCCGCGGGCGTCCACCTCGTAGTCACCCTTGATCTCGTCCTTCTCGGAGCGAGTCATCATCCAGTCGTAGTAGCGGGACAGGTGGGGCTTGGTCACCTTGTCGTCGAAGGCCTTCACCCTCTGGCGCGTGTCCGCGTCAGCGTTGGCTTCGAGCATCACCTGACCGCCAAGGGTCTCGGGGGACGCCCCACGCTCACCCTGCAGCAGCAGCGGGAAGTTCGTCTCCTGCTCCAGGAGCGCCATCGCCTTGTCGATCAGCGCGAAGGTCTCCTCCAGCCGGGTGTTGAAGTTGACCTCCATGAAGGCCTTGGAGACGTCGTCCACGTCCTCCTGGGCGATCCAGATCTTGCGACCCGAGATCTCCCACGATCCGTCCTGGGGCTCGACCGCCGTGTTCTTGACCACGATGTTCGGGCCCAGCAGACCCGAGTTGTCCATCGTCGTGCGCCAGGCCGAGTTGATGACGCGCTGCTGCGTCTCCATCGTGATCGGCGCGCCCTTGCCCCAGATCGAGTCCTCCCGCGGCTCCCACGGGAACGAGTCGTACGGGAGAACCCCCTCCTCGCAGTACGAGGGCATCAGACCGATGATCCGGTCGTTGCACATCAGCACGACGGCGTGCTCGCACTCCAGGGGGTTCTCTTCGTAGCCCATGCGCGGGCTCATCTCGATCGTGTCTTCGGGCTCGATCTCGCCGTGGTACTCCCACAGTTCGTAGAGCCCTTCGACATCCGAGTCCACCCGACCAGGCCGCCCGTCCAGGCACGTCACCCGCTTGGGCTTTTCCTTCAAGACCTCAGCGATGGCCTGCTTGTCGAAGCCGTTGGGCATCCGCGCCATCTTGCGCAAGGCCTTGGCGGTGATGTCCTTGCGCTCGATGCAGCCCGAGCCGTTCTGGATGTCGTCGCCACAGGCAGGATCGGGGAAGAAGTTCCAGACCTTGATGCACTCGCTGGCCGGGACTTCCTTGTCGACCACGGTCTTGGTGAACGCCCCGCCCTGCTTCGACCACTTCGAGTGCGTGCTCAGCTTGGGGAACGGCCCCTTGATGATCCCTGTGCCGTACTGCACGGCTGAGGTGATCATCAGGCGCTCCTGGCCGTTGAAGTTGCACTCGGTCAAGACGTCGTCGATCTCGTCCTGCATCCGCTTGCAGGCCTCAGAGGCGTGGTGCTGCAGCGACTGGCCGATCAGCTTCTCGGTGACCGGCGGCATGCCAGGAGCCGTGACGACCTTGTCCGACTTGGCCATCTCCGAGATCTCTGGCACCGGGGTGGGCTTCATCGCCCAGTTCCGATCGTCCACGGGCAGCACGATCTGAGCGAAGCGCGCCACGATCATCCGGGTCTTGGGGCGGATCACGTTGATCACGACCCGGGAGCGCTTGGGCGCGTTCTTCCTGCGGACCTGTGCCCCGCTCTTCAGGACCGAGACCATGTCGCCGTCATCGCCAACCACGTCCTGGCCTTCGTACAACTTGCGAGCCTTGTTCCACTCGGTCTCGATGCCGTCGCGGTTGCGGGCAGCCACCCACTCGTCGCGCTTCTTGACCATGTCGCCCTGGATCTTCTCCAGGCGAGCCTTGGCTTCGGCCTCCAACTGCTCGGGGGTGATCACCTCCACCTCCAGAACTTCCATGGCCGCTTCCATCAGACTCCGATCAGTTCGTCAATCACGCCCCAGGCAGCGCCCTTGGGCACCTTGGGCTTCTTCACCCTCACGGGCTCAGCAAATGTCATCGCCAGCGCGTCCCCGATGTCAGGGGAGCGCCGGTCCGGATCCTTGAGGATCTGTTCCTTGGACTCCAGCACCAGCCTCTGGTGCGAGTCGTAGGTGTAGCCAGGGCACATCAGGTCGGTCTGGACTTCGTCAGCGTCCGGGATCTGCACCGGGCCCTGCTCCAGCCACTTCGCCATGCGGTCCCACATCTCCGCCCGCTTGTTGCGGTAGCGGTCTTCGTCCGAGGCCTTCTCGCCGGCTTGAACCGGGACGACAATGTCGCCGAACCCGCGCTCCTCCAGCCGGTCGTACACGCCCACCCCAAGGCCCACGATGTCGATGAACACCGCCGCGGGCTGATCCTGGTCGATGATGTTCGCCACGATCCCAGCCACTTGCATGGTGGTGCGCTTCTCGTAGGTCTTGATGCGGGTGACCACCCGACCCCTGCGCCAGACGATCGCCGTGCGGTCCGAGCCCATCCTCGCGGGGTCAACGCCCACCACCAGGGGGCCGCGGGCCTCGACGTTCTGCGCCTTCCTGGCCGCCATGATGTGCTCGACCTTGCACAGGGTGTCTCGACCCGTGGTCACAAAGGCCTCCGCCGCGGTGCTCGGGTACTCCTGCCAGAACTTGGTCTCGTCGCCATTGAAGTCGTTCTCGATCTTTCGTCGGCGCCAGTAGATCTGCTCGGGGGACAACCCGTGGTGCTGGGCCAAGGTCTCCTCGGCATCCGTCATCACAAAGTCGTCCGGGGTCGGGGTGGCGTACTCCTCCGACCAGAACCAGGGGATGAAGATCGCGATGTAGTCCGACCGGCCCGACTCAGCCCTCAGCCAGCGCTTGTGGAACTCGTTGCCCACCCCGTTGGCAGTCGTCTCTGCGATCACCTCGGTGCCAGGCTCATCCGGCACCGTCTGCCCGATCCCCGCCCAATGCGCTTCGGCATGGGGCCAGAAGGCAGCCTCGGAGGCGTGCATGTACTGCGCCGTCCCCGACCTTCCCACTTCCTTCGAGCCAGCCGTCGCCACCGAGTAGCGACTGTCCAGCTTGTTGAACCACAGTTCCTTCGCATTGGCCGCGCCCACCGACGGTCGAACCTTCTTGGGCTCGTTGTCGTGGTAGCGCTTCGCCATGACGAACAGGTTGTCCGAGGCGTCCTGCTCGTGGGCCAGGACATAAGCCTTGACCCCACGACGGTGCTTGATGCGCCACCGGAACCTGGCCTGCAGGTAGGTCGAGTTGTGCGAGACGATCCCCTCGGCGATGAACGTGCCGGTGCTCGTCTGGATGTCCACCACGTCGATCTCTCCGACCGGCTCAATCGAGACAATCGTGCGCTCGCCGTGGGGCATGCTCTTGCCTTCCCACCAGCGAGTCCCGATGAACCGCTCGGGCCTGGACAGGCCGATGAGCCGGAACATCACGCTCATGCTGCTCACGTTCACCGCATGCACCGCATCCCGGCCGTACTTGGTCTTCCTCGGGCCGTCGTCGCTGATGATGTAGTGCCCGTAGCCGCGAGCGCTGCAGTGCCGCTCCATGCGACTGAGAACGGCCCCGGCGCGCTGGCTCACTGCGAGCCTGATGCCCTTGCGGCTCTTGGAGCGGTCCATGGACCCCTCTCCGTCGATCACGCCGCCGAACCACGCGTCGTCCAGGCTGGGGCTCCCCCAGGGCTCGGTGACCGAGCGCATCTTGTCGCCAACCCTGATGCCCTTGCCGCCGTCAATCGAGCGCCAGGCCCACTGGGTCTGCGACTTCCGGATCAGCCACCGATGCTCGCCCGAACAAACAACCGAGCGGCCATCGTCGAGCGTCACCCGGTAGGACTGCTTGCGAGTGCGAACGATCGCCTCGACCGTCGCGGTGCGCATGACCCTGCCTCGACCAGCGCCAGGCGTGCCAGGTGCGCGCGACGAGGTCTCTTCGTCCGTGGCAATCAACTCCTGCCCGACTTCGAGATCATCAATCGCGACCCACTCCAGGCCGGCGGTCAGCACCTTGGTATCAGGTGCCAAACACGCCCCCTGCTGCCGACCCTTGAGCACCAGAGCCCTCACCCGCCCCGTCGCCTCGTACTGGGCCTGCAGCCGCTCGTGCAGGTAGCG